AACCATTCTACTGCTGTTAAGTTTTTAGGTATCCCTATATTCATATCTGCATTACTCGTGTGTGTTATCTTTATTTCTTGTTTCATAGTTTATTATTTTACCATATCAAAATTGACATTATTTTCAGACATCAATTCCCGTAACTTATCTCTGACCTCCTCATAAGCATAGTACTTGTCTTGAGGCAAATCATCAGCAGCGTACTTAGTTTTTGCTCTTAGGTCTTGGTCAAGTTCCCAAAGAACACTCCAAAAGTTTAGTGCATTATTCGCCAAATCGTATTCTTGCTGGTCATCGGGTAGGTTGAATTCTAATATTGCTTTCATAGTTTATTTATTATTAATTACTATATCTGTTATCTTATCACGACTTCCTTTAATCTGATTATCTATATTATCTACTTGGGCATTTAGATAACCAATTATAAATCCAGTCATCCAAAATTGTTTATCATTCTCATCACAACCATGACATCCTTCCCCAAGCAGATTCTGCTAACTGTTCTAGTTCTTTTCTTGTCATAGTTTATAGTTTTCCTATTTCTTGTTTTACTTCTGTCCAAAACTCGAATCCTCCATCTGAGCCCATAAATCTTAATACTTCATCAGCAGCTATTAATGCGGATTGTTTAGCCCATCCATCACCCATTCCTACATTGAGGTATGCTGTAAATAATTCCAATGCTTTTTCTTTTGGTGTCATAACTTATTTAATTTAGTAGTCAGGGCCGGAATCGAACCGGGGGAAGTAACCTTACGACTCCATGATTTTGCACCTTGATCGGTGTCCATTGGTCTCTAGGACTCGGGACCATCCCTCATTACACCCACCTGACTAAAGGAGTGGGCCTTTCCCCACGGTCAGAAGAACTTACAACTTACCTACGCACAGTGAGGTATTCTTCATGTTTGTTCACAGAGCCTGTTCAGAGTGCACCATTCCAGGTTGTCGTGCGTGTCATTATAAAATTAATCAATCTATTTGAATCTTAGGCTGTTGATCTCCGAAGTAGGGCCAAAATTCTTAGAACACTACAATGATTAGGCCAGGATTATAGTGCCACTCTATACTTTTTAGTTCAAGTCTTTCTACTTCTTTTAAAACCAAGGCTTTCAATGTCTTGTCTCGGCCACAATCTAAAAGGACTTGCGCACCATCTTTTGATTCAAGTAACCATTTAGGTAGCTCTAACTCTATTTCTTTATATGGCAGATCTTTTAAATTAAATTTCTTTTGCATACCTATTTGTATTTTTATAGATCTATCGCTACTGCTGGCAGTTGAGAGTTTAAATACCCACTTTCAAGTAATTTCCAAAGTCCACGTAAATCCTGAGCAACCAACTCTTTTTTATCGTTATAGGCGTCGTATTCTTTTTTTTGCTGCCAGTCAGTTTCGAATATATACCAATCAATCCAGTCCACTCCATTAGAATTATATTCGATTCCCATGGTTTCATTAAACAAGACATAGAAGTGGCTCATGATATCGTATTTGCCCTCGGATAAGTTTAAGCCTATCTCGTGAAGTGCGTGCATGTCTTGCAAGGCTTGTTTATAGGTAAGCATTATTTTTTCGAATGATTCCCATTTCATAGTCTGTATATTGTATATTTGTATTTATATAGATTTTTAGGCCCTCTCGGATCGCCCCCTACCCCCCTGGCCTTTCTAAGGTCTTTCTCCTACAATTCTTTCTAATTCTTCTTCGAGCATGCTTGTACTATATCCGTTATGATATTTGGTATTTGGATCTAAGTCTTTGATTTGTTGGACTAAGTCCTCTCTTCTTCCTTGGTTATAGAATTGTTGTTCTATCGAGTTTGTTAAATTGTGCATTTGATCTGTACCAGCAACGCTGATCCTTAGATCGTAGTCATGCCACTTAGTTTTATAATCCCATATCAGGAAGTTTTTAGTTAACCTTCTTTTAAGATCGCTAAGTGTACGATTCCTTACTCGAACAATGGAATTATCATCTCCAAATAGATGTAAAAACCTGAGAACCCACCTAGGACACCATTTTGGTTTTGCCTTGTAGTCCATGAATATAACTAAAGGCTCCATAGCTTTAAAGATTGGGCCTTCCTCTTTCCAAGGTACACTTCCTAAATAATGGTATTTCTCATAGAAGTTTTTAGGAAAGAACACAGATCTAAGATCTTCGAACGTGATGTTCCTTGTATGGATCATGCCTTTGCTTCTGCCTTTCCAGAATAGTAGACTCTGTAAAAAATCTACAGCCTTTTCTTTCAATGGTCTTCTGTCCTTGAACGGACCGAACTTACTTTTATTTTTCATAACTTTTTGTTGTATATGTAAATATAATTAAATTCAGTCAATCGTGTATACTTATCTTTAGAGTGAATTTAATATGGCTAGATTAGCCTTTATCCTCTTTTGATGTTTCTTGTGGTTTTTTGTACTTTTAAGATTAGCGGGTTTTTGATGCTTTTTGCTTTTTGCCATGATTTTTACTATAAATATAAGTACGAACTTTATAATAAACCATTGTTCCAACCATTATTAAGTTCAAAGTATAATTCAATATCAATGGATAATCCCAAGGTCTGAATAGAATATAGGTGAGCATAAACACTTCACCAAAAAACCAAAGTAGTAGAAATGGCCAACCTAGATGACACGCTCCGTCCTTTATGGTTCTAACGAGTTCTGGGAACCCACAGACCGCTAAAAATATCCCGCCTAAGTATCCTATCATTTCTATCATGTCAGCTTATTTTTAGCTTTGCGTAGTTCTGATAGATGTTAACATAATTCCTATCTTCTGGATTTCCTACTGTTTTAAAACTTAAGTATTCTTTATTTACTTCAAATTCTACTTCTTTATTCTTTAGTCTCCAAAGTCCTTTAGTCTTTAGTTGACCAGGGTGTAATGGCATCAGAAATTTATCGGATCCTTCTAAATATTCTATGAACCACTGATCTTCTTTCTTAATTAGTTTTCCTTTCATAGTGAGTTTATGATTTCTTCTTAGATTTTTTGTCCGTACTCTCTAATTTTTTGAAGATCTTTTGCTAACTGGTGATCATAAACCATTTTAAATATCAAAGAACATAGTACTATTACAAACATAATTGCTCCTATCATAACATTCTTTTTTTCTGTAAATTAATAAATTTTTCGTATTCTATCCAATGTCCAACTTCTTCTATTCCTGTATCTTCCCAATCAGGAACATATAGAATTATAATTCCTTCCATATCCTTTCCTATTGATATAAAACCAAAGCCTTCGCATATACACGGCATATGATATCCTGGTACAAGATCCTTTGCCACTTCTTCTATATCAAAGTCCCAAGGAAATTCAGGATCATTTATATCTGCCCATTGTTTTGAAAAATCAGCCATTTAATTAATTTTTTGAGAGGTATCCGACAAATATCTTTTTAATACTTGATAATTAGGTGCGTCTTCTGAGCATCCTAGTCCCATGTTACTTAAGATAAATTTAACATCTCCAACTGTACTAACTTTATTCCAATCTATCGAATACCATTTAGGTATGGGGTCTTCTGTTATTTGCATAACTTCAGCATTAAGATATTCTACAGGAGGAGTAGGTGCTGGCATTGCAACTACAGGCGATTTTTTCTTTCTAGGTTTTTCACTTACTGCCATATTATTTAATTTTGTTGTACATTTTAAATTTACACAATTTATTTAATTCGTCGATAATTAAGTTTATAGTGGTTTCCCACTCTTTGTATTCTTTCTTCTTTCTCCTATCTGGTTTCTCAGAAAACAGATCTTCTACTCTTTCAACTAATGATGTAACATTTGACATTAGATTTCTATTTTACTGAATTAGTTTTTAATATTCCATCTTCAATAATAAGATAGTCTCCTGATGTTTCCATAGTATCTATAAAGTAGTATCTACCTCCTGTATGTTTATCTGATCCTATTATATCTATTTCTCTCATTCGAGTATGCCCGACAATTTGAATGTAGTCTTTCTTTAATCCCTTGCCGTGTTTCTTATTTATAGACATTAATGATCCAGGTCTAATCCAAATTGGCGTTTGCTCTTGACTATCTCCATGAGGATCAAAGCCATTAAATTCAAATGCTTTAGGTTTATATCTAAATAATTCATTCAAATCAACTACAACACTCTCCTTACTCCAATCATCAGAACCAAATACTTGATCCATAAATCTTGGACTTACACCTGCATGAGTGAATAGATATTCACCAAATCCATAAGCCATTTGCAAATGATATCTATTCTCATCTACAACCTGAGTAATTGAATGTCCTACACCTGATTGATATCCACTAGTGCCTGTGTAACCTATCTCAGGAAAATAATGATGATCGTGGTTACCTATAAGTAATACTACTTCAGTTTTATGTTGATTATCTTTACCATCATTTGTAAATGAGGTTTCTTTATATTCTATGATTTCTTTAAAATTGTGTATCTGCTCCACTCCACTTATTTCAAATGAGTCAAAATAATCGCCCATAAAAATAACCCTATCTGGATTTTCTTTATATACAGCGAGTTTCCAATCTGATCTCCCATGCAAATCTCCTATAACAATAGTTTTTGACATAATATAAATTTAAGACTATTTAATGAAATAAATTAGACTATCTCCAAAGTACTTGAATTGCCACTATAATTACTCCTAATATTAAAGACACTATGGTTTTAGGTGTTAACTGTTCTCCAAATAATAGCCAGCTCATTAAAGAGAATACTATGATCCCGAGGCCGAAACCTATCAATCTTTGTGGCCAGAGTTCACCATCGAATGCGGCTATTAAATTCTCTATTGATCTTAGAAAGATCCAACTAATCGGGATAGATAAAAGAAGTAAGGCCCATTGATGTTTTGTATTCCATCCATATCTTATGCCTACTTGTAATTGGGTGAAAGACAAGATCTGTCCTACGAGCCCATATAATATTCCGAAAACTAAATTCTGCATAACCATTTTACTTTATTTTTTATTATTCTTCTGGTTGTAACACTAGTCCTGATGACATGTTACCTCCGGTCTCTTCTAATGCTTCTTCATTTAGAAGTTCGTGGATCTCTTTCTTGATTTCTTTTATAGCATCAATATATTGCGTTAACTTCTCTTTTTTATCTGGAGATAAATTGGAGATTCTTTCTTTCATACTCATTTCGCCTTTAACTTGCACTACTTCGTCTGTAGATTCTGATTCTATTTCCATTAAGGCTTTGAGTTTCTTGCTATATTCTACTGGATTCAAATAATTCATTTCTATGCTTTATTATAAATATTTGACATCTGAACTAATTTCTTACCCAATTCAGGATCCTTGATGATATGAACTTCAAAGTCACTCTTAGATCCAGCGGCAATGATTCCAGTATACCTCTCTGAAGTAGAGTGCTTTACACATGTCGTACCATACCCTAGTTGTACTCTTTTAGGATGAATTTCCTCATTACATACTTTACAATACTTTGTCATAGTTTATTTGTTTTTATTATTACCAACTTGAATGATACTCAAAACTTTCTGCATCTTTATCTCCTAGGCATTCTTCTAGAATGTCTATAGTTTCTATAATACTTCCATAATAATATGGATCATATTCTGTTGAGCCAAAGAAAAATCCTGACTCGCTTGAAAGTAATTTAGGACCTTTACTATTGTCTTCCATAACCTCTTGACATATTTCGAATAGATCTTTCAATTCTGACTTAGTAACTCGATAATAGCCACAATCGTCCACGCCGTTTTGAACATTATCCACGAACCATTTGTGAATGTGGTTGGCCTTTCTCCAATATCCTACTTCCTCTATCACATACTTAATGCGGTTGCTCTTTATTGTAGGATGGGAATTTCCACCTCTAGTAATTGTAATGCCTTCTCTAAATTCTTCCTTAACCCAATCTCCCGAGGTAATATACACCTTCTTGTACAAATACATGTCAAGTCCCATAACTTTTATTTTAATTGTTTTTGATTATGCTTCTACTTTAGAATATGTTTCGTAACGTTTTGCTGCAGAGTTCTTGGCACTTTGACTTCCGCCATTTTGCCAATCGTATACTTCTTGAATAAAGTCATTAAATTTCTTAGCCGATACTTCATAGACCGTAGTTTTTTCTATAGATTCGCCTTTGTCTTGCGTAACTTCGACGCTAACTTTATACTTATTTATTTTTAGAATTTTAAATGAAGTAGCCCATACGTAATTGTGGTTAAATCTACCTGTAGAAAGTTTGATGACGTGATTATATTGTTTGATTTTGTATTCGGGATCCTCAGGGGTCCAATTTCTTTCACAAATAGTCTTTTCGTCTAAAGTAAGCGCAAAACCTTCCTTCTTGTAACTATCTAGACCTTGTACTCTAAGATCCGATTCTACTTGATGTATACTTCTATTGATATCATGTATCTCATATTCTAACTCTTCTAGTTTAGCACTGATATTTTTAAAAGCTGGATACCAATTATTAATAAACTCATGAGAGATTATTCCTAACTTAGAAGCCACGGCTCCGAAGATTTCTACATCTATAAGAGTATTTTCGTCCTCTAGTCTAGCACTAGAACCATACCAATTCATTTTAACTGATATCGGATTTCTTGTTTTATAGTCTATGTCTAAAGATAGCGTGCATCCACCCCACGATGAATTTGGACTTTCACTCCTTGATATTTCTATAGAGTGTTGCGATGCATTAATGTTAGGGACTTTTGAACTAACATTTTTTTTGAACCACTCTAGAATATTTAGTCTTAGCTCATTATTCTTAGGAGAATAAGATTGTTCCTTATGTTCTAATGCTATCTTTTGCTTTTCTAGTAACTGCGCATTCAATGCGCTTAATATAATTTTGTTGCTCATAACTTTTATTTTATTTTGATTATTGAAAAAAACAATTCTTTTGCTTCCACATACCGTTGCGATTTGTTTCGATAACATAGTCGCCATTGTAGGCTCTATTTTCACGAAGTACTAACCACACTTTTACTTTTTCTGTTTCGATTTTGAGTTCATCGCCGTCCCAGGCTTGTTCGATTGTCTCTAGGCTTTCTAACTGTCTTTTTGTGTATTCCATAACCTTTATTTGATTGATATATGTAAATCTACAACAATCCAGTGACATAAAAAAATATTTTTAGTACTTTTTCAAAAGTTGTCGATTGGAAATCAATCAGTTATAAGTGATTGATTATCAATAAGTTATAAGTAGTTGGAAATCAATAGGTTATGTATTAATAACCATATTTGTTTATAAGCCTATCAATTATCTCTTGATCTGACTTATCTATTGAGCCTCTACTATGTAGTTTTTTTATGTATTCAATATGCTTTTCTACTACAGGCTTATTTGAACTATTTCTAACTATTGCTAGTTTATATTCTTGAGTGAGGACTTCTTTTAATATCTGAACTTTCTTAATGTAGTCTGGAGTTATTAACTTGATTTCTTTGTCTTTAGCTTTCTTATCAAAATGTTCTTTATGTTCCATTGCTTTTACTAACATATCAGCCATTTTGTTTAAAGAAAGTTTGTTGATACTCATCACTCCTTGTTTTTAATCATGTAAGTAAAGATAGTCTTTTGTAATGAATTTAAAACCTCTGTATTTTCTTTTATAAGATCTGCAAGTCTATCTCTTTCTTCTATCAACAGTTGCATCATTTCTTCTTGCATTCTATCTACCTTTTGCTCTAATGCATCATTCTTTGCTACTAATCTTTGATATTGTATCCAAGCAAAATATCCTAGTAAAAAAGCTAGCAATCCTAATATTCCATATTCCATGGCATGAGACTCTAATATATCCATTTTTATGTCTTGTAGTAATACCATCTTAGTTTACCGCTGAAAATCTTTTATATAATAATTCTTCCCATGATTCTGCATAAATTAATAGATTCTCATATTTAGAGTCTATTACTTTATACTCTAATAACTCAGTCATAATCTGAACCCAGGTTTCTCTTGAATTTACATATAAAAGAGGGTGAATGCCACTAGGTATTTTTATGTCGGCTACTTCGTCTAATACGTCATAGTATAACATGTTAATAAATATTTTAGTTTACTTAAAAGATTCTATATTGAAGACTTCTTTAAGACATTTTTTAGTGTCTTTTTTTGCCACTCTATGAGCTTCTATTTCCATTGGATTTTTATCATCTGATAAATATAAAGCTAAGATCTGGTAATGCCGCATGTTCTGTTTATAGTGAGTATACTCATGTATGATGCTATTGGCTAATTCGTACAACGTTTGATGCTGGTTTTTATCTATAAATATAATAGAGTCAATCTCATCATAGTATGCCATGCAACCTTCTGTATAATAGTCAGACTTTCTGAACTCTAGATACGGGAATTCTCTATTGAACTTTGATTTACCATAAGTTTTTAAGCACCATTCTAACATCTTAGTGGCGTGACCTCTTGTAATCTTTAATGGTTCATTCATAACTATAATCCTTCTTGTTCAAATACTTTTTCTATTCTTTTTGGCATTGTAGAGTAATCTTTCATGAAATACCTAGGCATCTTTTCTATGATCTTTATATTACTATATGGACTATTTTTTGGAGTGCACCATTTTCTAGTGGCTAATAATCTACTATAAAAAAAGACATAGGCATTGGCTTTCTTTATATAGTTGTCTATATCTATGTTCAGATCAAACTTCTTTATAATCTTAACCGCTCTCTTCTCATTGTCTAATTCTAGGCTTCTGCATACATCTAAATGTTTTTTAATATTAGGAACTTCTTCTCCACCCAACCAAGCATCTACCAAAGGCATAGATACACCTACAGATTGCCATAGATCTGTATTCTCTTTCCACTGGGTAAAGTGTCCAAATTCATGTGCTAATATCTCTAGTGAGTCAGGTCTGTTCATAGAACATACTAAAGTCGGTATTTCCTCATCAAAATATCCGGAACACTTTATATTTCCTGAAAGCTTAACATACTTTGTATTTCGTAGATCACATTTAACTCCGTATTCTTTACATTCAGACTTAACATATTTTATGAAGTCTTTAGATTTTTTATTCATAGTATACGGTTTATTGGTTAATGTATCTCTATGATAAATATGAAGACTTGATATCCTCTACATGTTTACAAGATCTTTTGTTGCCAGAGAATTTAAAAGAGTGGCAATTGCAAGACCAATTACCGTTATACAATTCTACTTCATACTTTCTTCCGCCTGACCCATCTATATCCCAAGTCACGTCAATTTTAAACACTTCGTTCTTTCCACCAGGATACGGCCTTCTGAACCACTTGAGATCGTTTCTAGTAGTTCCACTTGGAAGATCTGTCCGGCCTCTATCGTCGATCACATACGGGCCCGACTTATCTATCCAGAAAAAAGGTGCCTTGAAGCTGTGTATAATTACCATAGGTCTGCTAATATAAGGTTTTTTATTCTGTCTACAAAATTTACCTTCTTAGTAGGTCGAAAGACTTTTTGAAAGTCATATTGTAAATTCATAAAGTATGCCCTATTGTCATTACTATATTTTTCTATTCTACTACCTACTTTGTAGATCTCGAACCACTCGTTAGTTTCGATTAGTTTTTCTGGTATATATGTACTTTTGATTTTAAGCTTTTTACTCATAATTAATTTATTTTCATGAATTCATTTAGATAGTGAACTGTTGAAGAATTGTTTAAATGCCATTCTCTGAAGTACGAATCTCCTTCTTGATCATATAATATTTCTGAAGTATGTACTTCTGTATTAGATCCACCCTCGCTGTAAATAGTATAAGTCTTATAAGATACCTCGTCTCCAGAATTATTGATCATGATTTCCATACCGTGAGAATTACTAAGAGTCTTGTAAGCTTGTGGCTCGAACCATTGAATTGTTGTCATAACTTTTATTTTTTATGTTGCAATAGCGGCTACTGCAAAAATTATTACTAATAAGATTAATAATACTACAGAATCTGAATCTTCTGACTCTGTTTGATCTTTTTTCCATTCTTTAAACGTCTTCATAACTTTTATTTTTTGTAACCAAATAATTTAGCATCGCTGTGTTCTGTTAGTATGTAGTCCACTTTAATGATCTTCTCTAAAGACTTTTCTGTTATTGTTCCTGTTAAACGATCTTCGATCATAACAGAGCCGACTCCATCATATATGTCTAAGTCTACGTCATTGTAATAAGCTTCCGCTTCTTCATAGGTATCAAAAACTAGAGTCTCTGAGCTACTATCGTTATCGAACCCATCTAACAATTGTGACTCTCGATCTCCGAACTCATCCACTTCATTGTAATAAGGACTAGAGGTTACAAAAAACATGTTTGGCGTTTTACCGTCGCCTACGATCTCTGTTGCTAATGCTTTTGCTTCTTGATTTGTCATAACTTTTATTTTATATGAGGGGGTTTTTACAGATTTTGTGAAAGTAGATTATATGAGTGGGCCATATCTTCGTAGTTTGACATATCGCTATCGCTTTCCATAGCGCCTTTATACCACTTACTCATGTACTCGTCCCATGTCATGCGACCCTCGTCGTAAGCGATCTCGTCCTGTGTCATGTTGTACGGACGAGCAAAGATGAAATTCTCTTTATCGATAGCGAAGTTGACTTGACAGTCGGGGTACATTTCGCTGAAGGCTTTGTGGTTGGCCTCTGCGATGGCATAATCGCCATTGACTTCGATTGTGCTGTCAATGATTGTCTCGTGGGTAAGGTAGTCGAAAACGAAGATCTTGATATTCATACTGTTGTTTGATTGATATATGTAAATCTACAACAATCCAGTGACATAAAAAAATATTTTTTAGTGTTTTATGAAAATTGTTGATTGAAAATCAATCAGTTATGCAATCTATTGAAAATCAATTAGTTATAAATGGTTGAAAATCAATCACTTATTTACGGATGTCAATAAATTCATCTCCGTCATCAGGTTCTTTATCATCTAAAGGATTGTGATTTTTAAATAAAACATCTCCAGATCCTTCGAGACCTAAGTTTTTTAGATGATTATAATAAAAATCATCAAGTTGATAGAATTCTTGTACATCCTCTTTTATTTCTGGAGTTTCTATAGGATTAGATTCTACTCTCTGTATCATCCTGTTAGCAAAAGGATCTTCTACAAATAAAAAATAGCAATTATAGCAAAGCCATTGTAAGTTCTCTATTCTCCAATCGCTTTTCTTTGAGTTCTTAAAATTAAGAAGTAGTGGAACTTTTAAATCGGTTAATCTTTTCTCAGCAAATTTACAAGCAGAGCACTGATATCCAAGTCTTCCATCTTTCATTAAAGCTTCTTTAAGCCTTACTATTTTTTTAGAATTGATAGGTTGATTCTCGACTAGCATTTCATCTAAATCTTTTTTCCAAATACCGCCTGCCCAGTTTTTAGGCATTCCTTTTCCAGACTGATTTTTGTGAAGTTCGAATAGACTTTTTCCTGACGCTTCGTCAAAAGTATTTTTAGAATACTTTTTGTATGTGATATCTGTAATACCTAACCATCTCGCAGCTTCTTTATTACTACGAGTATTAGCCATTGCCTCTCTTAATTGAGCTTCTGTTAATTGTAGTCCTCTATGCCACCAACTTTCAGGCCTTTTATCTTTGGCCATGTTATCTTTTGTAAAAAACGGAATCTTCTTAGTCATTTAACTTAGGATTTATTTGGCACAATAAATTCCACAAATCGTATGGACTATTTAAGAAGATCTCTTTATCATCATCAGTCATGATAGCATTTAATGTACCATCAGAATTCATTCTTTCATATAGATAAAATGAAATAACTTCCATACACTGTTTACCAAAATGCATATATAGTAGAGCGTCTATTACTGTAAAGAACTTTTCATCATAATTAGCAAAGTCTAAATTCAAATCTGCGTACAATATATTTTGTCTAACAGTAAGTTCGTCTACATTGTTAATCAAACTAAAAAATAGCTCTCTCTTCTTATCTGAATTGGATTTCTTTTTTCTTCTTATTAGAGTTTTAGTTCCTAACATAGAGTCTACTCCCAACTGTATCTGCTTGAAATCTTTATCCATTTGTTTTCTTTTTGTTTAATGATAATTTAGATTTTAATTTATCATGAATGGAATGGATTAGATTCTTTATGTGATTACACATTTCATAGTCTTCGTCATCTACATACCAAACAAGGCAAGTCTCTAGTGCTTGTATCCAATTATTTTTATGGATCTCAATGTAATTGTTTGAATCATTGATCTCAAACAAAGCTGCATAAATCTTGCTTTGAACTAAAGCATCTTCAATAGCAGTCGGAAGATGTTTTTTTAAAAGATCTTTTAGTATCTCTGATTTTGATACCTCACTAGCTGTAAGTAATTCTGGACTATTGAATATTGCCCTTGCCGTCTTTCTCATAACCCTCTATTTTAAATTTTATTATGCGCTTCCCTTAAGGATCTTCACGAGCATATTTGATATTGATGCAAGTGGAACAATAAATCCTATAACATTTTTGTATGGATTTCTATCGTCGTAGTCAACCATGATACCAGCATCTCCGAATCTTTTTTGTAGTGCTACACTTATTTTAGTAGCTAATGCTTGTTTGTCTCTAGGATCTTCGAACTCTTGATCAAGAATGAACTGCATTTTAACTCCCTTCTTTGTAGGGTTTTCGTTTACATCGAATTGAAGTTGATACTTCTTTCCTTCTATTGTAATAGTATATAGTGGATTAATAGCTTGAGCCATGGTTTTTAATATAAATATTAGTAAAAGTATGTTACTCTATAGTGAGTAGATTCATATCGAATGGTGGGTTTTGAACTACAACTTGATCCTGAGCTAGGCTGACTACATTCAGGACATTAATTCTTGCTGCACCTAGTTCATATATTCCTGGTTCAGAAGGCTCTATAATGTCGCCCAAGCGCGTCAGGTTAGATAGGAATAAATCTTTACCTGGATCTACTATAGAACTAAAGTTCAGATCTATTTTTATATTATAATTCTGCGGTTCTCCTATTTGATAGACTTGATTATAGTCTGTTATACTAAAGAATTTTTTAGACACTTCCCAGTCTTCCTTAGAGAATTTTAGAAGCTCATTGGCAACATCATGCTCTGTAGAATATAGATCTACAACAAGCTTTTTATCTTCTTTTGTTTGAAGCCAGACTCTGGAAAAGAACGGTTCTATTTGCACTAGAAACATTGGACTAATCTTCATGTCGCTCTTTATAACAAGATCAATATCTAACTTGTTGAGCTTAACTTGTCCATGATTAAAGTTGCCCCACTTCTTAATGAACCTTCTGAGTTCAATACCATCTGCTATCTTCTGAAGTTCCACTCTCTTTTTAGCTTCCTGACTATTAGGATCAAACCAATTCTTTCCTCTAGAACTTACACAAGTAAAATGGTAAACATTTGCTTCCCATGTTTGTAATAACTTAATGCCAGCATGTATGCATCTTTGAACTAAATCAGAGTCTTCTCTAGATCTTCTGAACCTAGTGTCATAGCCTCCAATACTTTGCCATACTTTTTTATAAAATGTTATTGGAGCAAAGAAGTATTCTGCAGATCTATTTGATTTTATAGACTCTGAATACTTGTTCCATCTTTCCATATCAAATACAGTTGGATCTGTTCCAAAGTCTTGTGTTATAGTGTAATCTGAATATCCATGTAGTGGTGGTTCTACTCTAGTTGCTGATAAGATGCAATTCTCTTCTAAATAAGATAATACGTTAGTATCATAATGAGGTCCAATTACCATGTCTGATTGTAGATAGCTTACGATATCGTGTTTAGCTAATTCAACTAGTAGATTATTATTTCTAGCATAACCTACACAAGGATTAAGTTTATGAGTTATTATTTTAAGATCAAAGAAGTCTTTCTTAAGATTCTTTAAATACCCATAAACATCTTCATTGTCTGAATCTATAAAGACAAGTATCTCATGCTCCTTTTCATCTAGGTTATCACGAAGAGACTTCATTAAGAGTTCTATATGATCTCTAGTATTTACAGATGTATTAATTATAAAGCTTATATTTTTCATATTCTAATTTTAATGCTTGTTCAAATCCTATTAATTTTAATTCCAAGTTTTCTAAGATTGTTGAATCACCGAAATATTCTTTTGTTGGCATAAATATATGAGGAGGAGCCACTACTTCAACTTCATAATCTCCTAAACTGTTAATTGTATTAGCTATTCCTCTAAGAGTTTTTTTATATTCACCGTAACAACAATCTATTTCTTTGGGTGGATTAGGATTATTAATGTAGTACTTAACCAAAGTCCATAGGTCTTCCATATAGAAGAAGTCCATGATTTTGTTTTCATTAATTTGTATTGGTTGCTTATTAATATAATTTTGAAGACTTGCTCTTATGAATCTAGTTTCTAGTTCTCCGTCTCCAAACAAACCATATATCCTAATGTTATAAAAGTTGTCTTTATCAGACATGGATTTTGTTATGGCTTTTTTACTAAGTCCATAAGGTTCATTTGACATATAAATTTCAGCACCAGATCCGAAGGTTATAAATCTACCATACTTATCTCTATGATCAAGTAGATTAAGATACATTTTAATATTAGTATCCATAGCACCCCAGCCATCTTTTGCAAGTCTGCTGCCTCCCTTTACTGCACAATGAATTATTAAATCAAAATTATTATTGTGTTTAAAAAAGTAATCTACTTGCTCCTTGTTACTAAAATCAACGGCAGAACTTTTAGGAGTAAACACATCATGATCTTTAAGTTTCTTTGTTAAGAACTTTCCGATCACTCCATTAGATCCTGTAATTAATATCTTCATCTCTTTAAATTAATGTAAGCTGCAGATTGTTTTGTTAAACTATAGTTGATTGCATTCACTAATTCATCTTGATCAACAGGCTTAAACGTCTTGATATTATCAAAGTTTGACATGATTTTAACATCATCTTCTGACCAGTGGGAAAATCCTAAATATCCGTAGTCGCGATCTCTTCCTCCACCAATAACATTAACACAGATATTCTCATGATCTAAATAGTTACGAATCATTTCAAATGGTCTATATATAGCAAACGGAGTTATAGAATATACAAAAGGTATCTTATCTTCCATAGCAAGACCTATTCCCATTCCTAACATCGCCATCTCAGAAGATCCCACGTTATAGAATCTATCTGGATATGTATCTCTAACTTGATCCCATAGACCATAACCAAGGTCTCCTGTTATAAGGTAGATGTCTTTATTATTTGCCATTTCATTGAATAGCAATTGTGCAAAGTCTCTTCTCATTTAAGTATATTTAAAGCTTCATTATAGTTTTCTTCTGTCATTACATGGTAGTGAGCATTTAATCCTTTCAAGAATGGAAAATGTTCAACGGTTGTATGTACAATGTTTATAGTAGGAAGGAATGCTTTTAATCTTTGTTCTAGGTATATCGAATCAACTTCCATATAAGCAGCGTATCCATTTACATTAACATGCACTTCTATATTTGTTATATTCTGCTCTACTATAGTTTTCAAAGATTCCCATATACTTCCTTCAGCAGATTCACCATCACTTATTAATACCCATACTTTTCTATTTGGTTTCGCTACTGCTCTTCCTAATGCAATACATATGCCCAAACCTAAACTACCAGTAGAACAATAGATATGATTCTCTTCATCACGGTGAGGATGGCCACCATGTTTAGCAAATAACATTTCAGCATCGACTCCTTTGTATTTTTCCAATACAACATATAGTGCTAATGCAGCATGTCCTGATGATAGGATAAAAATATCGTCTTTATCCATCTTAGAATATATGTTATCAATAATCTGTAAACTGGAGAAGTAACTCCCTAAATGCCCTAACTTATTCTTGTAAGCTATTTCAACTAATCTTTTTTTAAGCTCTTTCATTATCTATGTTTAAATATCATATAGTGATTCCAATCTGTTAAGTTCTCATCTGGTAGTAAACTCTCACTACTAATTCTTGGATAAGCAGGGGTCTTTAATTGTGATCCATAAAATCCTTCTAATTGAAATGCGTGTGTGTATAGGAAATATACGAAATTATCAAAGTCAAACAAACCTCTGTAGACATATTGATGAGCCATTCTCCAATTAGGATTACTAATAAAGAATACTGAATCTGGATTTGTTAATCTGTGTATGGTGCTAACAATGATGTGAGGATTGAATACGTGCTCAATAAAGTCATTTGCTATTACTAAATCGTACTTAGGTAATAGTTCGTGCGTGTCAAAGCTACTAGAAAGATCCTTAACGAAAAAAGTTCCTTTAAACTTATTCTCATCAAAGTACTTCTTGGCAAATGGCTTATCTACTAAATGATAGTTTATGTTTGGATGTGTCTCTAATATCTTCTGAGACAATATTCCTGGACCACTACCGATCTCTAATATGTTTTTAATGTGCGGATTTTCTTGAATCACTGCACTAACTAATTTAGCTTCATACTCATACCTTTCTTGCCAAGCAGATTCTTGAAGTCTACCTGCATCTTCCCATTCATTAGTATGCGCTGTATCAAAATGTTCTGTTGAGAATGTTTCCTCAAAGTTTGTATGTGTGACTCTAAATAATCCCATTACCAAATAAATTTATGCTTGTAATAATTTACTATGCCTTTTAATTCTTTATCAAATTCTGCTTGTGGTTCCCAACCTAAAGTTTTTAATTTAGAATCATCTAAAGCATATCTAACATCCTGACCTGCTCTATGATATGATAAATCTAAATAATTTTCTAGACTTAAATGACTTTGTTCTTTAGAGTTGTAAGCTTCTATTAACTTTTTTATTGTATCATAATTAGATTGCTCAAAGCCTCCTGCTATATTGTATATTTCATTCTCTACTTCAGATTCAATTATTTTTATAATCGCACTTGCAGTATCTGATGCATGTAACCAGTTTCTGATTGGAGTACCATTATTATGTAGAGGTATATTTTTTCCTAAATTTAAAAACTTACATGCTTTGGGAATTAATTTTTCTACATATTGTCCTATTCCATAATTGTTAGTAGGTCTTACTATAATATATGGGAGGTTATATGTTCTAGCCCAAGCTAATATAAGCATGTCTGCAGCAGCTTTAGTTGCAGAATACGGATTAGAAGGTTTTAATAAATCTTTTTCTGTATGGGCGCCATCTTCTATATCTCCATAGACTTCATCTGTACTAAAGTGTAGAAAGATTGGTTTCTTTGAAGACTCTTGTCTGTAGTTCTTAATTAATTCTAATAAGTTGTGTACTCCGTTTATGTTTGAATGTACGAACTCGTTACTATTAGCAATAGAATTTCCTACATGAGTTTCTGCGGCTGTGTTAATTACATAGTCACATTCATACAAAAATTTTAAATCATTAATATCCTCTCTTTCAAAATAGAACTGATCCGGATAATTTTCTGTGAATTCAAAAAGGAGTTCTTGATTCGAAGCATATGTACACTTATCTATACCTCTCACATACCAGCCTTTTTCTAAACACGCTCTAGTTACATGAGAGCC